CAGATTGCACCTGCAAGTCGATAGTCTGGGTTATTCAGTTTTCCCTTTATCGGATCGTTAAGACGGAAGTATGGCGTGTCGCCAACTGTCAGTTCGAAACCAACCTCAACTGTTGTCGCCATTATGCCCTCGCGAAAACGGCACCCGAAGTGCGCTCATATTTACGTATGGCGGTAACGATTTGCTCACCCAGAGCAGCACCGTCCGCACCCATACCGGCAGTGATATTAATTGTGATGTTTGTGGATCCACCACCGTTGTTGCGTCCAAGCCCAGTCATTTCACCAAGACGGTCAAGAGGGATAACCGCCTCCGCACCGGCTTCACCAATCAGTGCGTTTGTTGGCCCTGTGACAATACCACCGAGAGCCATAGCGGTTCGAGGGTTTCCGTCACGGTCAGGTGTTCCATCGTTGTTGTAACGCAGTCCGTTTGCTTTGACCGTTACAGATTTGCCGTCAAGACCCAGGAATTTATTGAATGCGTCATAAAGGGTAGTTATGGCAGTGACTGCAGGCTGAATGATGTTGTCAATCAGCCATTTCAGCATGTCGCCAAATCCCTTAATGATTGTTGTTAGCGGAGGGATAATCTTCTCAAGCAAATTCAGAAGAGGCTCATTCAAAACCAAGAAAAGGTCAATGAGTGGAGGAAGCACCGATTCGATGATTGGTAAGAAGGCTTCCATCAAAGCAAAAATGAGTGGCGTCAACATTGTGAGCAATCTCACAAATGGTGGAAGAATCTTCTCAATCATTGGAGCAAAAGCCTCAACCAAACGAATGACAATTGGAATCAAAGGCACAATGATTGCCTGAAACAGATTCATAAAGATAGGAAGCAACGCGTCAATCAAACTGATCAGTGGAGGAAGAATCTTCTCCACCATAGGACGGAACGCGTCAACGATAGCAATCACTATCGGAACCAAAGCATTGAAAAGCTCCATTACAGGAGGCAAAACTGCCTCAATCAAA